ATAGAGGTAAAACCTCATAAACAAACCCTACCGCCAATCTATCCAGGAAAGAAAACTAAACGATTCATGACCGAGGCTTTAACCTACGCCAAGAACCAAGCTAAGTGGAAAGCTGCAAATGAATATGCTAAAGACCGTAATATGGAATTTAAGATATTGACGGAAAACGAGCTTGGTATATAACTAATAAATAATAAATTAAACAGTAAAATTACCATGGCATCAATATCAGAATTTGTTAGCGAAATTAGTGCGGGTTCGGGTCTTGCCAGAACTAATCGTTACGGAGTTATCATAGGACTACCCCGAGTTCTACAAAACATAGGATATAATAACGGCGAATTATCTCGAGTTATTATTATGTGTAATAGTATAGAACTCCCCTCGGCTTCTATACTAACTTCCAGCACGGTTAGTTATGTAGAATCTAGGGAAATGCCCTATAAGACCGATTTTAACGCTATTAAAGCTACCTTCTACGTCGATGGAGATTTAATAGTTAAAGCGTTCTTCGACGATTGGATTAAACATATTCAAAACGCTAAGACTCGTAACTTTAACTATTATGACGATTATATATGTCCCGAAATGTATATATTAGTAGAAGATTTAAACGATAATGCTAAGTACGAAATAAAGCTCAACGAAGTATATCCTAAATCGGTAGGGGCTATTGGTATGTCGTATGCTGATAAACAATACATGACTTTAACGGTTACGTTACAATTTAAAAATTGGACTTCTAAACAACTCCGCTTAGATAGCGAAGTTACCCCTAAAGAACCAAGTAACGATAACTCAGGAATGTTTGATGACGAATTTAGTCTTGGCGAATTAGTAAACGACTGGAATGAACAACAAAGAGATTATGAACAACTATTAGCTCAAGAATACTGGGATTCGCTTGAGGCAGATAGTCCGCTAGAACCTACTATTCCTGTGAAGTAAGATGACGGGTAAACGATACAATTGGATAAGAGATACTTGGCGTCCAGCTATGGGTTGGATGTATCTTACCGTTTGTATTTCCGACTTCATTTTATTCCCTATTATTTGGGGTTACGCTCACATATATACACAAACCCCGCTTGAGCAATGGAATCCTATCACTTTACAAGGCTCGGGGCTATTTCACGTTGCTATGGGAGCTATATTAGGGGTGACCGCTTGGGGTAGGACTAAGGAAAAGATGAGTGGAACAGTGTATGATAAATACCTAGAAGAATCCGATTCTAGTAACAATAACCCAAATTAAAATATGAATATTGACGATAAACTATCCCAACTCTTTAATACTAACCCCATCGTGGCGGAAGATAAAGTCCCTACTATTATTGATAATGCGACTGGGGCTGTTGTAGAGGGAGACGGTGTAAAGATTGAATCCGATTACGAGAAAACTCGTAACAACTTACACGAACTCTTAGAAACAGGAAAAGACGCTTTAACTACCGCTCTTCAAATAGCCAAAGATTCCGAGCACCCAAGGGCTTTTGAGGTGGTGGGTAATTTGATGAAACAAATTGCCGATATAAACCAACAGTTGATGGACATTCATCAACAAAAATCTAAGTTAGATAGTTCCCGTGGCGTAGAAACTGCTCCGCAAAATACCACAACCAATAATGCTATATTCGTAGGTAGTACCAGCGAATTAAGCCGATTGATTAAATCATTGAAACAATAAGGATACACACTATGGCTTTACCAAAATCTACATTTCCTATCTACAGTATGGTAGTCCCTTCAACCGAGAAGACTGTAAAATTCAGACCTTTCCGAGTTAAAGAAGAAAAGAATTTACTAATCGCACAACAAAGCGAAGACATATCGGTAATGATTGATACGCTTAAGGGTATTATATCCACCTGCGTACTCGATCCGATTAACGTCGATGAGTTAGCTATATTTGATATTGAGTATATGTTTACTCAAATTCGTGCTAAGTCCGTAGGCGAAAATGTAGAACTAATTTTTACCTGCGCACATTGTACAGATAAAAACAATAAAGTAAAAATTGAGATTGACTTGACTAAGATACCTATGATTAAATCGCCTAATCATAGCACCAAAATTCAATTGAACGATAGTATTGGCGTTATTATGCGTTATCCTAGAATTGAAGCTTTAAAGTTAGTCGATGCTAATAAGGCTAATACCGATGTAGAGTTGGCTATTGATGCGGTTATTGATTGCGTACACGCTGTGTATGATGATAAGGAAGTATTCTATACGGCTGATCAAACTAGGGAAGAAGTAGTCGATTTTATTGAAAACTTATCTAAGAAAGAGTTTGCGATGATTGAAGACTTCTTTGTTTCTGTACCAAAATATGAACAGAAAATTGAATACACATGCCCCGCTTGTAAAGCCTCTAATAGCTATACGTTAAAGGGTACTGACAATTTTTTTTAATGAATCTAGGTCATAATGATTTGGCGAATTTCTATACTACGAATTTCGCCTTAACATACCACCACAAATACGCTCTGAATGACCTAGAAGATATGTTACCGTTTGAGCGTGATATCTACGTCGCCATGCTTAAGAAGCATCTAGAAGAAGAAAAACAAAGACTAGGAAATAGCTAAAGTGGCTAATAAAAAATCAAAATTCGAAGAACGCATAATAAGTAAAATGTCCAAGGCGGAGAAGAATAATTCCAACCCCTCGGACGTTACTTCTTCAAGCCCACCTGTGGAGATGCCTCAGGTTCAAGAGTCTATCGCCGTAAACAAAGAAATAGTTAAAGAAAACCGTATTCTTAACGAAAACCTTACACTACTAAGCTCCGCTATACAGAACTTAGTAAAGGGTATGGAAAAAAGCATAGGGGAATCTACTAAACAAGGTCCCAGCGGTATTCGAGGCAGCACTCCTAGTAAATCTCCTTACGATAGAAGAAACACGGTAGACGCAGAGAAGATAGCCGATATTACCCAACAAGATATGGAGGGTAAAACTCCACAGAACTTTGGTGAGGTTATCGGTAAATGGCGTTCGGATAAGAAAGAAGGATTAAAGGAAACCTTTGCTAAAGCGGTAACGCCTAGTCAATGGGACATTAGACCAATACTAGGCGTAGAAAGCGGTTCGGGTAGTTTAGCTGATAGGTTATTAGCGAATAGAGAAGCTAGACAAGCTAAAGACTTAGAGAAAAATACATTCGTAAATAACGCTGTAAAGTTCGGTGGAGTTGATGAGGAAACTGCCCAAGAACAATTCCGAAAAAATTACGAAGCTCAAAAGAAAACCGCAGAAGTAAACAAGCGTATAAACGAAGCTAAAGACGCAGGGTACGCCCCGTCTAAAGAAGACGTTGAGGCTAGGAACCGAGCGGTAAGAGAACAAATAGCGGTAGACCCTAGAAAGGCTATGTACGCTACGCAGGACAGAAGATATAAGGATTCTAACAATAGAATAGATATATCTGCTCCGCCAGAGAATGTACAACCTACGCCTGCGCCTATACCTCCGGAAGTAGTACAACCTACCCCCGCACCTATTCCTCCAGATACTGAACAAGTATCTCCAACGCCTACGCCCGTTCCGTTACCGCCCGAGGTAGTACGTCCAACTCCCGTACCGTATCCTAATAGCGATAGAGCACCTACCCCAACCCCAATTCTAGCGGGAAGTGAATTAAGCGAAACCGAGTCAGAGTCTGCCGCAGTTAATGCTAGCATAGGCGAGACTTTAAAGGCTTCGTTAGAAACGCAAAGGGAGATATTATCAATTATCAAAGACGGTACGACTAAGAGCAAGTCAGAAGATAAGGAAGGTAAAGCTTCTGGTGAAGAATCGGAAGAAGGAAGTAGCCTAGCTGACAAAGCTGAAACAGCGGGGAAAGTTTTAAAACACGGTAAAAAAGCCTTACCTATGCTTAAGTCGGCTAGTAGCTTTCTAGGTAGAAATGCGGGTAAGATTGGTGCTGCTGCGGGTGTAGCTTACGGGGCTTATGAAGCTTACACTGGGTGGGGTGATGCTAATGAGAAATTAGATAAAGGTGAAATAAGCGAAGACCAAGCCGATGAGTTAAAGGGTGAAGCGGTAGGCGGGGGAGCGGGTGGTGCTGCTGGAGCTTGGGCAGGAGCTGCAGGCGGAGCTGCTATTGGATCGGTAGTTCCTATTGTGGGTACAGCTATCGGCGGTGTAGTGGGTGGAACGCTGGGCTATATGGCGGGTTCTGGACTAGGTAAAAAGCTTGGCGGTTCGTTAGTGTCGGGTTATAAATCGGTTAAGGGTTGGTTCGGTGGGGGCGAAGAAGAACCGCCTGCGCCTGTTAAACCGCCTGAGCGACTTGATGTGTCGGCTGTACCTTCTACCTCCGAGAATACGCCCCCTTCTATTGAAGGACTAGGCGGTGGTGGGGTAGCGTTAGCTAACGGTAACGATAGTCAATTAGGCGAGGAAAAAGCCCCCGCTAAACCACCAGAGCTACAAGTATGGGCTAATAAACCGCCTAAGCTAAACCTACCTAAACCCGATACTTCTGAGTCTTTAATAGATCGTTTAGGCGGTATGGGTAGAAGCTTCAATAGAACTATTACTGACGCTATAATGGCTCCCACAAGGTCTATTGGAGAAATAGGTCTACAAGCGGGGGAAAGTATGAGTACTCAAGCTAATAAGTTGAGAAATTGGTTCACTGACGATAAGCGTAGTGCTTTAGATAAGGTTGGTGACGTAGCATACGCCCCAATATCCGCTATTAGTAGTATGACGTTAGGTGCGGGTGGAAAGATTAAGGAAGGGTTTGATAGTTTGTTTGGTGACGATAAGAAACCCGAAGAACTAAGAACTTGGGCTAATAAACCGCCTACTAATTTAAAATGGCCAGCTCCGGATAAAGCGGTAAGTGTAAATCAAATAAAACCTACCACTATCGTTGAACCTTCGGGTATGTATATAGATAGAACAACTTCGGATATCGTTTCCGCTAAAGAAGCTAAACTCGCTAAAGAAACTAGCACTTCTGTTGTAAACGCCCCGACTACTATCAATAATAATACGACTAATGTTGGACCACCGTTGCCGATAAGGAATCCCGAAAATACTCAAAGTAGGTATATAGGTTCTAGATTCGCATTTTAACTAATTTTAGACAATAAAAAAGGGAGCCGAAGCTCCCTTTATTTTTATTCAGAATCTGCTAGATTACTGAAATAACTCATGATATCATCTTCATCATCGACTACTGGCGCAGACTTAACTACGGAAGCAGCTTTTGGCTCAGGAGCAGGAGCTTGACGCTCGGTACGCTGAGTAGCTACAGGACGATCTTCAACTTCGGCAATAGCGGCAGCACTCTTAGGTGTATAGGCTTCATTAGATAAAACGTCTTCAAGCTTAGTCTTTAATTGATCATAAGTCTTGAAGTGTTTACGGTCAAGTAATTCAGCCAATTTATGACGTGAATTAACAACACCTAATAAAACCTCATCATCTTCAGAGATAGCTGAAGGCTCTAAGAAAGAACTTTCGTCATAATTAACGTAACCGTCTTTCTTACGCATACGAAGTTTGAAGTTAGCACCCTCCCATAAATCGAACACGTTTACTGGCTTTTCATCTTCATAAGTAGGCTGGGCTTTATCCATCAACTTATCAAAGATTTTCTTACCGAACTTGAATAAAAATACCTTGCCTTCATTTTCTGGGTGTTTAGGATCAGAAACGACTAAGATATTAGCGATGTAAGAAAGGCGACGCTTTTGAGCTTGAGCAACTTTCTTATTAGCTTCGGAACCAGAGTTCCATAATTGGCTGTTTAATTCGCCTACTGGGTCAGCTTCATTGAAAGTGCTCAAAGAGTTTTCAATATACCACTTACCTGTTGGACCCTTGAAACCGTGACTAAAAATACGAACCCATGGTAACTCATCGCCTTCGACTCGAGGTAAGAATCGAATAGTGGCAGTACCGTTACCTAATTTATCGCCCTCTAATTTCCAGTAACGATTATCATTACGATCGCCGTATTCTGGGTTAGCGATCTTTTGAAACTCGCTAGTGATTTTAGAGAAGTCAGAGTTACGCATTTTACGAAGTGCTTGGATATCCATATATTTCCTTGTATAAAGTATGTTTGTATAAAAATAGTATTTACCGAAAGAGCGTTAAACTCAATTGGCTAGTTATTTAGTTAAAAATAACGCATGTAATACTAACACGCTAGGTTTTCTTTAAAAGAAGCGTAAAGTTTATTGATACGCTCTTTATCGTACTTAACGAATTTCTTAATTTTATCTACCTTGATTAACTCGGAAGATAACACATTATATAAGTCGTTAGATTTATCCGCTTTCCACGAAGGAATAAGATTTTCTAACTCATTCAAAATACTAAACGTTTCAATAGTAATACGACCGCCCACATATAGATATATTATACTAGGTTGAGCATTGGTAGTAAAGGTAAATAATGAATCTAGTGTAAAATTATTACTTTCCAGATACTCTTGAATTATAACGAGGTCATCCGAAAATACCTTAGAAATAGATTGTTTACGTTTAACCCACTCGTTATAATTCCTATCGGCTAACTCTTTATCGTAGATAAATTGAGTATTACCGTAAGCCATATTAGCTACAATATATTGGACGACCGTTTTATCTTCCGTGTGCTTTTTACCCATAGCATAAAACAATCCACGGTCGTTCCGCTTCTCAAAAGAATCCCTATTAGCTTTAACGTTTGAGTTTACAAACACATCAAAATCAGTCTTGCTGAAGTGTAATTTTAAAGCTAGGTAAAATTTGTAAACTTTGAAACCGTCGATCATAATAACTATTCCTTCATCGTATATAAGGTTAAATGTCTAGCGTAGCAGTCTTAGGTAAGAAGCCTAACTCCATAAAGTCTCGAGCAATCTTTTCCTTAAGGGACTTGCTAATTAAACGTTGTACGTCTTCGGGTTCAATTTGATTATCCTTACAATAATCTAAAACCGCATCCATATGAGATAAACGTTTAGCTTTTGCGATACTTTCAATATGTAGAGAAAATTCCGTAGCGTTTTTAAACAACATTTTTAATCCTTCATTATAACTTACATAAACTACCATACCTCAATTATACCTTAAAACGCTTTGTAAGTCAAGCTTTTTTATTAGTATAAAAAATATGATTACCAATAACTACCGTTCTACGCAAATTCCACCTAGGGTCTATGTGGTCAGCGTGATAGTAAAGCGAACCAAAGGTAATGTCTTTAATCTTAGCGGGGTAGTTATTGTAAACGTGTGTCGCAACGTTTAATACTTTATTGTATAAGTCTTTATCCATCTTGGGACGCTTGAAACAAACCCAAGAAAATTGACAGCCTTTAGAGCTACGTTGTTTAACAACAGAACAAATATCGTCCGGAAACTTACCGCTGTTTACTCGGTTAATAGTGACCATTGCTACGGCTAATTGACCTGATTTGGGTTCAGCTCCAGCTTCGTAGTAGATATTTTCCGCCAAACAAGCAATCTGAGCTTTATCTTCTAGTAAAGAAGGATCGGCGGAATCGGCAATTGCGAAATTCGGAATAACGCTTAAGCTAATTGTTGTGGATAAAATTAAACTGCATATTACAGCCTTTCGTATCATTTATTGTACTCCTTTAAATGATTTAAAGGGGCTTAAAGCCCCTTTTTGTTATAACACCATAATTCTAAAATGAACCTCTTCATAACTAAGCATAAGGGCTTTCCACACCTTATTCCAATTAGTGATCAATTTAGAGTTATGTGTCTCGGGTTTGGGAACGTACTCATCCGTAGAAGAAGTTAAATCTTCCGTTACTAAGGAGTCGCACCCCCATACGTCAATAGTGGTAGCTTTTTTCTCGGTAGATAGATAATGTGCAGCGTAGTGAGCTGAATTATGCCAGTCTTGAGGTTTAAATACTAACAATATTGTGTAATTTGAAACAATCTTTAATTCCTTCATCTTCTCAAATACCTTATCACTTATGATAACGGGTACTTGTACAAGATTAGGATTTTCTTTAAGAATCCAAACAATTTCAATGTCTGAAATTACGGTAGCGTCAATTTTAATATCTTCGCTTGGAATATTACACCCTATAACGTACTCAGCAGTAAAGTCGTATAGGTGTTTACTCGGTCCATTTCCTAATATAGCACAATGCATATAGACCTCCATTAAATACAGTTTTAATTATAGCTTAAGAATCTTTGGTAGTAAAGCTTTTATTAGCCTCCAACTGTAGGAACGATTTAATTTCTTCTTCGGTATAACCGATATCCGAAACCAACTTTATAAATTGCGATTCTTGAACAATTATTTGTCCTGGAGTTTTATTGGAACACCAAGTATCGTAGAAAGAAGAAAGGTATTGGTACATACACTAGAGTTTTCGGAAATGATATTATATTTAGTACCCTCTCTTTTTACGGAAGATTTCCCTAGTTTCAATATACGCTTTAATCCAATCATCACGCTTTTGTTTAAACACAATTGCTTCATCATTATCTACGCCCATAATAATAACCAACCTACCCACGGGAATACCTGTTCGCTCTTCAAACGCTACCGCATAAGCTGCTGTTTGCATTAAATATCCGTCAATATCTTCCAACGATTTAACTCTAGAAGAAGTCTTAAAGTCAATAACAGATAACTTACCCTCGTACTCAGCAATACAATCTACTGTGCCCGCTGACTCTAGGTGGTCGGAGTATAACCTAGTCTCAAGACAGTGAATGTTGTCTATCTTATCGAGGTGTGGAACTAACTTATCAAACATTTCTTGGTCGAATAGGTTAGGCTTTTTATTTTCACCCAATAGATAATTCTCACAAAGCGAGTGAATACGGGTGCCTCTTGAACTCGCTCGAGCACTAATACGGTTAGCTTCGGCTTCGCCTACTCGTTGTCTCCATTCGTAAATAGATTTTAAAGACAAGATGCCTGTAACGCTGGTGATAGAGGGGTATTTCTTACCTGTTGGCGTTAAATATACCCTGCTACCGTCTACGTTTTTCTGTACAATCTTAGCTATATCGTGTTTGATGAACGTTTTTGTCATAATAATTTAATCGCCTTGTTATATAAACTCACTCTATCATCCAACCCATTAACCCCACCATTTATCCTTTTAGTAATTCCAATTATATCGGACTTATCTGCTAGAACGTTTAGCGAGTTCTTATTCCAAAACCAAACCGCAGCTTTAATTGCGGTAACCATATCAGTAGCCACTAAGTCAGGGTTAGCTACCGCTTTAGCGTCAAAGGCTGCATAGTTAGCTTTACCTGTTAGTTGAATTATACCTCGACCCCGATAACGATACCCGTCCCCACTCGCCTCATCCCCATTACCCATTCTATTAGCGTAAACTTTATTGGCTATTTTCTGAGCGTTTCTAGCATAAGCGGAAGCATTATTGTTATTAAAATACTTCGGAAATGTGGTGGCCAAGCCAACTACGCTATAATTTAAGTTTTCGCTAAAGGTTGTGAAACCCGCTGACTCGTGAGCGCATTGAGATAAAAAGGCTGCAATACGTTTAGGCGTATCAATACCAACCTTAGACATCTCAGCGTTTAGAGCGGAAACAAACTTATCCGCATCGCCTTTGTAGTTTGGGTATAGGGTTTTAAAAGTGGAGACGGTTATCATTTTTTTACTTTACGTGTTTATCGTTGTAATCCATTTCGGCTAGAATCCACTCTTTAACCAAAGAAGATCGAACGATATCGTCTGGTGTAAATTCAATTCTAGTGTGGGCTTGCATACTATCGGCAATAGCTAAGAACTTCTTAATACCCGACATATCGCTGGCTTTCTTAAGGTCAGTTTGTCTATAATCGCCACACCAAATAATCTTAGACCGATACCCAACCCTAGTCATAACGGTAGCAATTTCCTCGAAGTTCATATTCTGCATCTCATCGACGATAATAATAGCGTCGTCAAAAGACATTCCTCGTATAAAGGAAGTAGAAATAAACTCGATATGCCCCTGTTCAGCTAGACGAGCGTAAGCGTCTTTACGACCAAACAACGTATCACAAATTTGAACGTAGGGTTGTTCGTAGATTTCCATCTTCTCGCCCACATCGCCTGGAAGGTGACCCATATCACGGGACTGAACCGCTGACCTGACGATAATAATTTTCGAGAAAGGGTTAGACTTATCTAATACTTCCTCAATTGCTTTATATAAGGCGATGAAGGTTTTTCCTGTTCCGGCAACCCCGTGCAATGCGATAAAATAATCACCGCAATTATAAGACTCATAAAATTCACGTTGGTTCTCCGTAAGTGGGTCAAAAGTTTTCAAATCATCTAGTTTCAGCTTAAGCCTATTAGTGGCCATGGCTTGGTCGTGGGCTTTATCCGCAACGCTCATTCGCTTAGAAGCGATAGGTTTATTTACGGGATTAGTTTCTGGTTTATTAGTTGGTTTTGCTCTTGACATTTATATGCCTTGTTAAATTTGTGAAGAAGAAGCGTTTAATTTGCTTCCTGGAGTTTTCTCATGAACCCTTTGTAGCACCTCCTTAAATCCTGTATCCATTTTACGAACGCCCAACCTAACAGGGTCGCCCATGGCTGGCGCAACCCCATCGTAGTATCGGACATGATTCTTATTCGCTTCCATATAAGCGTCTAACTCGGACATCTTCATAGTCTTAGTGAATATTTCAGATGTATCGGTATTTCGGAACAAATAGCTTGGCATATAGATTTGATTACCCTTTATATATTAAACAAAAACGTTATAGCAATTACAATAGAAGAAACTACAGGTACAATATTATACGCTATGTGCTTATCTAACTCGGCTTCTTTTTCCTTAGAGTATGGTTCGTACACCGTAGGTCGTCGAGCTGACTTAGTTTGAGCAACTTTCTTATTAGGTATATTGGTAACGTAGCTAAGCCCGTCGCCCATGTTATAGGTAGTTCGAGTTCCACTTTTACTAACGTTTACAGTAACGTCTTCTCCGAATTTAAGCGAAGTAGAAGTGTGTATTCCCTTAGAAGAAATCGAATAATTAAACCAAGCGTCCTTACCGCCTGTCTTTCCTTTATAGCGTAGTCCCATTTTGAATCCAATCAGGTTGATCACGGTTTTTCCAAACAAACATATGTGTTTTATCGCCGTTGTAGTAGTTACGATATGAGGCTATTGAATCACCGTCCACTTTGTATTTATCTGGCATAGCAGGAGTGGGTTCAGTAAACCCTAACGGCTTCATATTTTTAGGCACGTTGGTTAAAAACAACTTAGGTAGTCCTAGTTGCTCGACCCTATGACGACGTCCGTATCGGTACGTGTACTCCTTACACAAAGCGTGTAATAGACCTGCGAGGTAGATGTAATTTTGAGTAGACTGACGACACCAAATCGCTGAGGGGTGGTTAGCGTGGGTGGCTTTGTAGAGGGAGGAATTGAGTCGAGGGTCGTCAAGAGACCAAACTTTTTGACGACGACCTGATTTAGAGAAAGACTGACACTCAACTCCGTCTAATACTCGGTGAGCGGTAGAAAGGAGTTGAGCGTATTCGAGAATCATTTTCACGCAATGCTTATCTACGTGGAAACGTGCGTTGGTAGTAACGCTTTTATCAAGATAAAAGATATTCATAATAAAGGCTCACTTAATTACATAGTATAGCCTTTATTATACCTTATTTTAAGTTGTAAGTCAAGTACACAATAATCTAAGCATCTTATCCAACTTAATTAGCGTTTCTACCGCTGATTTGTGATGAATAACTTTACCGCCAGCGTTGTGGAACGGGTCAATACACCCCCAACTATCGTCAATTAAAATTGACATAGGTGTGGCGTATAAGGACTTTTCCTTCTTACGGGTTACGAAGTTAGGCTTATAGGTAATACCGTGTTTAGCTAACCATTGACGCTTTTCGTTGGCTACTTTGTTACCCAAAGCGGGGTCATCCGTACCAACGGAAGTGAGCATCTCTACGGATACGTCGTATTCCTTGGCGAACCTAGCAATACCCTCTAACAAAACCGTAGCATCCGCCATAGGTTCTAGGTTAAGAAATAACGGTTGGGTTGAGATTGTAGCGACAAACAACTTGTGGTCGTGGGCGGAGTGGTCTAGAACGTTATGTTCCTTTTGTAGAGGAGCGTATGACTTCATAAAGTCCGCCACTACTCCGTCCATGTCTAGGTAAATAGTAACCCCGCTCATAGCGTAACCCCTGTACTACCAAAACCACCCTCACCCCTATCGGTTTCCGATAAAGCGTCTACCTCCAAGAACGAGACCGTAGGCACGGGAATAATCATAGCTTGAGCAATGCGTTCCAATATATCGGGGTGTCGCTCCGAAGCTTTAATCATATTATCTAAAGCGTAGGATCCGGATACGCTATCAGACTGGAGCTTGATCATAACGTTACCTCGATAATCCGAGTCAATTACGCCCACACAATTCGCTAGGCGTATAGCTTTATTAAAGCCGTGTCCCGAACGACTAAACACTAACATAACATAACCAGCGGGGATTTCGAACTTGAGACCCGTATCGCACAAGAGAGAGCTAGTAGCTCGATTGTACTCGACAGGTTTACCGCTTAAGTCAAAACACCCCGAACCATCGGTAGCGTAGCTAGGTAATACTGCCCAAGGAGAGGCTTTTAAAATGTTAATTTGCATAGGTTTCTTTCTATTAAATGGTTACTACTTTGAGTTTAAAATCATCGGCAATACTCTCGTGGTTAATGTAGCCTCTAGGGTTACAAACTACTCGAGTTTCGCCAACGGTATAGTCTAACGGGTTATGGGTGTGACCGTGAGTCCATAGTTTAATTTTAGGCGAATCTAAAATAAATTCGCTTAAGTCGCTGGAATAGGCGGAGTTAATATGAACATCCGTATAGCGAGGGTGACCGCTGAGTTTGGTAGGGGCGTGATGGGTGCATACTACTACTTTATCGGTCGAGGCGGAGGCTACCTGAGCTTTGATGTAGGCTAAGCTAGCTTCGTGAGTGTCGATGGTGTCCTCGGGGTGAAGCCTGGAGCTACCATTGGTGATAGAGTAATAGTCATTCATCGAACGACCAATCTTAGCAATAGAAACAGGGTCTCGCTTATTCATATCCGTCCACAACGTACAACCAATAAAGGTTACTCCGTTATGTACTAACGTATTATTCTCCATGAAAACAATATTAGCCATACGCTTTTCAAGGCGAGTGGAATTTGAGATCCAATTAGAGTGATTAGCGTTAATCCAGTTACAGTGATCCCGTAGGATGCGGATAGTTTTAACGTAGTCACCGTTGTAGAACTCGTGGTTGCCTGCTACTAAAATTACTAGGGGATACTTATCGGTGCAGTCCCTAAGGAATTTACTCATCTCCAACGATTTTTTTATTACTCGTGGGTCGATGGGTTCGTCCTCGGGCTTAGGTACTTTAAGGGCTAGTTCTAAGAGAGCGGCAATCACAATATCTCCGGATAACACTAAAACATCGGCTTCTTCTTGGGGTATATCCAAGATACCAAATTCATTATGAACATCGGAACAAACGGCTATTTTCATTTAATTCTTTCTATAAGTTTGTTGGCTTCGACTAGATAGGAAACCTTAAGCTGAGCTTCGATTTTATCCAAATTTTCGTTCACATACATAACGCAATAGGGATAATACTGGGGGTAGGGGGTGGGGTTAGTTAAACCGTACATAAAAACTTTTAATAGTTAGGGAATAGCTTATAGTATAACGGGTAAGGGGCTGGAAGTAAATAGGGTAGCGGGGAAAAATTTTCTAGGGAGAAATTTGGTAGCGTTTGGCACGGGTTTGGCATAATTTTTTTCCTCGGGAATTTTTAAATCCAGTGAAAGAGAAAATGATTGATGGTGGGGTAAACCCCGTCTATAGAGGCTAGGGTAGGAGTCCCGTGTTTCTATACAAAGCGTATAGCCCCCATACGTTTTAAGCGTATAACCATAATATACTCGAAATACTCGAAAGCGTATAACTGTCATATACTCCCAAAGCGTAAAGGGGCTATACGCTTAACGTATAACCCCTTTTAACTCAAAAGCGTATAGCTTACTACGCTACGTATATATCAGTTTCAGCGTACTCATTCGACTCATCAGCGTACTCAGTTAATATAATATTAACGTATTCTACGCTAGTATTAACCTTTAAAGCTATATTAGCTACGCTTACGCCTTTAAAGTTTAATTCTAAAACTTCCGTTACCAAATCGGCTACTTTACTCATTTTTACTACCCCTTATTAAAACTAACTAACTAACCTAAGCCTTAATTATACCTAAGTTTTAAGTAAAAAGCTAACTAAAGCTAACTTTTTATTTAAAACCTACTAGGGGCTAACCCCTAGTAAAGCTTATTATAAAAACGGTACGCCGAATACGCTTTCGGCGTAGCTAATATAGCCCTTTTTAGTAGTAACGTTAAACTCACCTATAACCTCATCGGCGTATAGGGCTATAATATTACCTTCAGTATTATAGCGTAAGTTTAATTCGTTAAAAATAGAATCTTCCGTAAAAGATTTATAACTTTTATAAGTTAATACGTTATACGCTTCACCGCTTTTTACTACCCGCTTAATACTTACGCTCATTTTTAACCCCTTATTAAAATTAACTAACCTAAGCCTTTATTATACCCTAGTTTTTACTAAAAAGCTAACTAAAGCTAACTTTTTACTAACTATTTTTAAGGTAAACCCTAAAAACCTAAGCCCTACTACCTAACCCCTACTAACTAACCTAAGCCTTTATTATACCTAAGTTTTAAGTAAAAAGCTAACTAAAGCTAACTTTTTATTTAAAACCTACTAGGGGTAAACCCTAGTAAATTAGCGTATATTAAAATTCTAAGTAAAAAGTTACGTAATTACCTATAACCTCAATTTGCGTATTAGTATAACCGCCTTTAGCTATTTCCTCTAATAGAATTTCGGCGAAATTATCGGGTTTATTAAAATTATCAGGTAGCGTATAGTCTAATTCCGTATAAGCGTAACCCAATTCGCTATCGAGCGTAATAGAATAATTTAAAACTTCAAAAATCTTTTTAAATACGCTATTATTATTTAAAAAATTAGCCCTAGCTACCGCTTTACTTACTATCATTTTTAACCCCTTATTAAATTAACTAACTAACCTTTAAGCCCCTAGGGGCTTTTATTTTATACGCTTACTTACGTAATAAGCTATAAGCTACTACCGCTACCGCTAAAAACGCTAAAACCGTAGCTACTAAACCTACTAAATTTAAACTTAACATTTTTTTTACCCTTTAAAATTAACTAACCTAAGCCTTTATTATACCCTAGTTTTTACTAAAAAGCTAACTAAAGCTAACTTTTTTAAAACTATTTTTAAGGTAAACCTTAAAAGCCCCTAACCCCTACTACCTAACCTAAGCCTTTATTATACCTAAGTTTTAAGTAAAAAGCTAACTAAAGCTAACTTTTTATTTAAAACCTACTAGGGGCTAGCCCCTAGTATTAACTATACGCTTTTATTCGATATCGTCCCAGTAGATTTCTACGCTAAAAGTGTAAATATAAGTATTATTTTCTAAATTTAAGCTATAATTTACGTTAGTAGAATATCCTAAGTTAGTAAATTCGGCTATAATAGCTTTAATATACTCCTCTAGCGTACTATCGGGTAAAGCCGTAGTTAAAGGTAAGTTATAATCTACGCCCGTAGCTAAGTTACCGCTAATAGCGTTAAAATATACGCTTTTGTGTAAATTTTCTAAAATATTTTCTAAATCGGTACGGGTATTAGTAAATTCTAAAGCCCAGTACGCCTTAGCCGTAGCCGCCGAAATTTTATAAACGTTTTTCATTTTTTACCCTTTAAATTTAACTAACCTAAGCCTTTATTATACCCTAGTTTTAAGTAAAAAGCTAACTAAAGCTAACTATTTTAAAACTATTTTTAAGGTAAACCCTAAAAACCTAAGCCCTACTAACTAACTAACCTAAGCCTTTATTATAGCTAGTTTTTAGGGTTAAAGCTTTCTAAAGCTATCTTCGGTGTAAATAAAAGCTAACGAAAGCTATCGGGCGGTTCGGTTCGGCGGTTCGGTTCGGGCGGTTCGGGCGGTTAGTTGACGGTTCGGGCGGTTAGTTGACGGTTCGGGCGGTTAGTTGACGGTTCGGTTCGGTTCGGGCGGTTCCAACCGCCAACCGAAGTTTCGAAACCTCCAGCCGAAGTTTCGGTTAAAAGCTAACCGAACCTTTCGGTTAGCCCCTAGTTTACACTATACGCTTAGTAGGTTTTAATAACTACTACTACCGCTACGAAAGTTAAACCGACCATAACCACTGTAAGTAAATCTACCATAATATATTCCCCTTATTAAATAAACTGTAAAAGCGTATAGATTACCGCCGACGCTAGTAAAAAAGTTATTATACCCTTTAGATAATAATAAACCCCTACTATTAAAGCAGCGTACACCGCTATTTTAAAAATTAAATAGACTAATAACATTTTAAATTCCTTTTTAAGTTAGGGGGTTATTAGCCCCCTAGTTTAAACTATACGCTTATTCGGTATAAGCGTTAGTATTATAGTTTAAACCTAAAGCGTTTACAGCGGAAAATCCTACCGCAAATCCCCCCGTACCCTTACTACTTTCACGGCTAGCCTTACCCCTCATTTTTTGGGTAGGGGTTTTACGGCTTTTAACTACGGTAACTTTACCCCCGTTAGCTAAAAATTGGGCGATAGCTAACTCGGATTGGGTACGCAATTCGGCTTTACTCATTTTTACTACCTTTATAAAAAAACTAACTAACTAACTAACCTAAGCCTTTATTATAGCCTAGGTTAGCCCTAAAAAGCTAACGAAAGCTAACTTTTTTAATATACGTCGACGTAGTATAAATTTTCGTTAATATAATTAACATATACGTCCATAGCGTCAACGGGTTTATCACTATATACGTCGCTGTGAAATAAAACCGTATATACAAATTCGCCCGATTTATCTATACGCTTATATTCGCTATCGATTACGTCGAGGTTATAACCGCTAACCGCTAAACCGTTTTTTAACTGGTCGGTAGTTAAATTTAAACCGCCCGTTTTTACCGCTATACTCATTTTTAACCCCTTATTAAAACTAACCTAACTACCTAACCTAAGCCTTAATTATACCTAAGTTTTAAATAAAAAGCTAACTAAAGCTAACTTTTTATTTAAAACCTACTAGGGGCTAACCCCTAGTAAGTTAATACGCTTATTTAACCCTTAAAGTATAGGTAAAAGGCGTATCATAAAATTCGGTATTATAGTTAATAAAACCTTTTTTAGTTTTAGTATTAAATTTACCTATACGCTTATTAGTATTAGCGCAGTACGCTTTAAACGTATTACCGCTTTTTACTACCGTTAAACCGTTATACGCTAAATCGTCGAAAAAATCTACCGCCGTATTATAAGCTAAAGCTAACATTTTTTTACCCTTATTAAAAACTAACTACCTAAGCCTTTATTATACCCTACTTTTTACTTAAAAGCTAACTAAAGCTAACTATTTTTTAAGTATTTTTTAGGTTTAACCTAAAGCCCTACTAACTAACCTAAGCCTTTATTATACCCTAGTTTTTAGTAAAAAGCTAACTAAAGCTAACTTTTTTAAAACTATTTTAGGTAAACCCTAAAAACCCGCTAACCCCTAACTAACTAACCTAAGCCTTAATTATAGCTAGTTTTTAGGGTTAAAGCTTTCTAAAGCTATCTTTTAAAAAATAAAAGCTAACGAAAGCTATCGGTGTAAGTTGGTTGTTTGGTAGCTCGACCTCGGTTGGCGGTTCGGTTGGCGGTTCGGTTGGCGGTTGGTTCGACGTCTCCATACACCATACGAGATATGGGATACGGTTGGCGGTTGGTTTGACGGTTCGACGTCTCCATACGAGATACGGGATACGGTTGGCGGTTCCATACACCATACGAGATACGGTTGGCGGTTGACGGTTGGTTTGACGGTTGGCGGTTGGCGGTTGACGGTTCGGTTGACGGTTGGTTTGACGGTTCGGTTGACGGTTGGTTTGACGGTTCCAACTGCGAAGCCTTTAAAGGCTCTAGGGGCTTCGTAGTTAAAAACGTAATAGGACCAATTAGAGGAATTTATTTACACCTCGCCTAGAGCCTTTAAACAACCCTTAAAGCAACGAATTTTCGGTTTCATTTAGGGTATAATTCGCTTCGAGCCACGTCTCGGTTGACGGTAAAAAAGCTAACGAATGCTATCTTTTTTGGTTGGGGGCTATTTTTACCAAGTTTTTTAGGGTATAATTAGCGGTTAGTAAAAACTTACAAGGGTAGGCTAGGGGCTAGCTACGCCCGTAGGTTTTACAAGCTTCAAGCGTATAGTCTATACGCTGGGGAAGTATAGTCTTTCTCAACAATGGGCGTATAGTTCTATACGCTGGGGACGTATCACGCCTATACGCTTAGGACGTATCCGAATTCTCGTCGGGTAGCGTAT